TCGCGCTTGAAGCAAACGCCGCAACAGGGGCTTGATTCAGCACAACCGTCGTTGCACCAGCGTTAGCAGCGGTGGCAACAAACGAGCCGCTGGGGATGTACTGCCCGTTCGACGCCAGACTGCCAACATCCGTACCAACCGGCAGGGCAAACGGCAGTGCCGAGCAGGTGATGGTTTCAGTGGCAATACTGGTGAACGTTGCAGTACCCAGCGACACAGCGGTTTCAGGCACAACACCCAGAACACGAATGGGCAGCGTCGAAGTCGTGGCAGGAGTGGCATTCGGAGCCAACAGAGCGTTTTTGCTGTTGCCGGTATTGGAATTGCCGGTGTTGTTGATGCAGGCCAGATTCTGACCAATCATCGCACGGGCACCCGATGCAATAACCGTAGTTGCCGAGCAAACAGCCGCTTGGAACACCGTATCCGGGTCGTCGCAAACATAAGCCACGCAGTCACCAGCCGCCGTGGAGGCAACCCAGTTCTGCGAGAAACGCTTTTGTTTTGTCGTCGGGTCGGTGTACGAGCAGCCAAGGAAAATACCAACGAGAGTACCGGCAGTACCGGTGCTAACGCTAATACGCTCCAGATTGCCGCGCACGAGGGCGACGAAATCACCGTAGAAGATGTCCGTGCCATACGCGTAAGTAATGTTGTACATCCGCGTAGAACCAGCGAACACCTGACCGCCGATCAGATTGACCGGCTTTAGCCCGTAAGGGCTGTCAATCGTGGGGTAAGCCATTTAAGACTCCTAGATTATTGACCGCGCCCAAAAGTCACTTTGGATTTGCGCTCAGCAAAGAGCGGCATCCTCGGATCGTTTTCGCGCATAAAGTTGTTGTCTACAGAAGTGATTTGGGCATCGGCTTGCTCTTGGTAGTGAGCATTCCTATCCTCAACCATTTCTTTGGGAGCTTTACAAAGCAAAAGGCCACCAATCACGATGTTGTCTTTGAACCGGTCATTTTCGACCGTCATAAGGTGAACTTCGGGGTGATCTGAAGCTTTGACAGGTTCCCAACCTTCACGAAGTTTGAGAGAAACATTCATGGGGTCCGCCTGCCCACGAGTACTTATTCGCACCCAACGAAACTCATAACCCGGTTCAGGGTTAGGGTTCGGAAGAACGTCCGGGCGCGTCCAAGAACGCTTACGAACAGTTCGTTCACGGGTTTCGAGTTCACGGTTTGTGCGGTTTTCAGCCATTTTGTTTCCTCATATCTTCAGCAACCTGACGGGCGTATTGTTCAGGCGTAAGACCAAGCCGTTTGGCAAGTTTTACCTGCGATTCGGTCAATACAACCTTTTTTGGGGCAACACTGCGTGATGCAGGAGCAACTACGTTGGCGCGGCGCGGCTTTTCAGCCGGAGGGGGTTCTTCTCCAGTATCGTCTTCAAAACGTTCTGGAAAGAGCTGGCGCATACGCCGGTTAATCCGGTCGTAGTAATCATCACTTTGAGGGTTTACACCCTCACGGACCAGTTTTTGGTGCAGCCCCAACGCTAGACTGGTCATCTCGTCGTCGGAGCCAAACCATTTATTTTCCCTTTGCCAAGCTACTGCTTTAGGGTCAGGTTGCGGCTCAGACGGCGGCGTCGAAGCGGTAAGTTCGGGTTTTACCGGAGTTTCTTTAGGTTGTAAAGAGGGGGGTTTAAAATTGGCAACTTTGTCAGCTTTGATTTTTGCCGCAGTTAAAGCTTCTTGTGCTTCAACAATTTTGTCTGAATCGGCGGTTTCAAACGCTTCCTTATAAGCACGTTTAGCTTGCTCAAGCTCTATAGCACTACGGGCTTTTGCCTGTTCTAAAAGAGCATTTAAGTTTTTTTCGCGCTCGGATTTAAGTTTTTTATTTTCCTCAACAAGATTTTGCGCAAACTTAACTGCTTCTTCGCGCTCACGTTGAGCGGCTTCCGCCCGCCTTCGTTCATCATGGTAACCACGAGAGAAATGCTGAATACGCTTACGAACTTTGTCAGAGTACTCGGCTAACTCTTCGTCAGTTACTTCGGCGGGAGGTTCTGCAGGTTTACGCCCTCTATCTTGGGGTGGCGTATCGTCAACGACTTCAATTTCTACGTCGTTTTCAACCGTCTTTTTTTCTTCTGCTTTTACGTCTTCAGCTTTTGTCTCTTCCTTTTCCTTTGCTTCTGGATCAGGAAATTCAAACTCTACTTTTTCAAACGGCATGATTTACTCCTTATGCACGCGTAACGCCACGCGGATCGGGTACTACGGCTTCAATAGAATCATCGTTTAGCAGGCGGTATTCCTGCCCGTTAACGCGAAAACGCGTCCCCGAGTTAGGACGAAACATGACAAAATCGCCAATTGAGCACCATGGCCCAGTAGGGAATCTGTCTTTATCAGAATACGCCTGTGCGCCCATATCAATCACAGCGCCCATCATAGAAAGAATTTGCTCTTCAAGTCTGGTACGGTCGGCTTTTACAATCCCAGACTCATACGCTTCTTCTACTTTGGGTAGTGCAATCAATAAGCGATAGCCCACCGGTTTGGGAAGTTGCGCTTCAAATTCTTCTTCAGTCAGCGGGGGTTGAGTTGATTCACTCATCGTCGTTGTCGTCCATATAATTACGCGAAAGGTCAATTACTTCTCGCAGTGCGATGTCTAGACCTCGAATCAACCCGCACTGTTCTCGGTAAGCTGCAAAATCTGCAGACCTGCCACTTGCAAGAGCGTCTACATAAGTCGCTCTGTGTTCGTTTAATTTATCAACCAGCACGTCAAAGACGGTTTTTGCCATTAGCGGGCTCCGCTAGGTTTGGGGGGTGTTTGAGACTTTGACGCTTGAGTCGCAAGTCGAATACCTTCGAGCTGCAGTTTCTTTTCATCAAGGGCAATATCTGCCTGATCTTTCTGCGCTTTTCTCTGAATGTCCATCTGCTTGAGCTGCAGTTCCTGTTGCTGCAGTTGGATCAACGGATCTTGAGCCTGCTGTTGTGCCTGCTGCTGCGCGGCCTCTTGCTGATGAATTTGCGTCAACTGTTTGCCAGCGTCGGCCATTACACGCGACAACTGGAGTTCAAACTCTTCGGGCAGCTCTTCATCTGGACCGGGCAACGGAGCGCCAAGGCGTTCCTCAAGTTGTTTGCGATACTGGAACCCAAGGTGCTCGGCAATATGCGCTTGCAGCGAACCCATAATCTGTTGCGCCATTGGGTTTTGCCCAATAGCCTGCATAATCATCGGGTCCTGCATAAATGACTGGTGAGTCGCTAAATGAGCTTCATGGTCCTGATAGATAAACGCCTTCATGGGTTTACCCAACAACGCCCCCATGTTTTCAGACACAGGATCTCTAGGCTTAGCATTCTCAGAACCCGGAATCAATTTATCGACGTTCTTGATCCCAAGCGTCTCAAGCATCTGCCTATGCAAGTACGGCATGTCATAGATCTGGGGCGCAGACTGCGCCATCTGAAACGCCGCTTGATACTGCACCACTCGCTGCGCCATTGTTGACGCGTTAGGATCGCTAACCGGAATCACCTCAACGAGAGCGTAATCCTCAGACCGCGCTCGGCGATCCACCCCTTCAGGGATGTAGTCATACGGTTCATCTGCGTACTCAGCAATCAAAGCTTTTAGAAGCTTGAACTCTTGCTTCATTGCGTAGTGGACGCGAGCCTGCACAGCCGTCATTGGTTTAAGCGTGCGTTCAAGAAGTGCAAGCGTCGTCCCCACAGGGGCCTGAGCTGACATGTCACTAATGTTCATGTCGCTGATAGCGCCCAGCCTTCTGCCTTCTTGCGTAATCTTTTCTAAAAGAGCTGCTAGTACTTGGCTTGGTTCCTTGTACGGCAACGTCATGATGTTGTCGCGCACCGTACCGCTTGGCACGTCTACATCCCTAAACTCCCCCGGCGCGATAGGTGTGTCATCGCCCTTGATCCTAAGCCCTCGGCTCTTCAAACCGCCCGGAAGATTAGAAAGCGTACCTGCATCAACAAGCTGCCTGATGATTGACGTACCTGCGCGAGCGTAACCACCGATAATGTGAATCAACCCTAGACAATAAAACCCAAACCCCGGCACATAGCCGTAGTGCACAAAATGTTGACGCGGCAATACCAGCTCATCAGTAGGATCATAGTTTCTGCGGATCGCAAGAACTTTGGTTGTGCCTTTGTCAATAGTGACAATGTACGGTTTAGGCAAATCCTCTTCGTTGTCAATCCCCGGCAAGTTCCTCTCTACCTGGACTTCATACAGTGCATACCGATCATCTGAAGTCAGCGTGTATCCGCCTTCTTCGGCTTTCTTTTTCTCAATATCGGTAAAGAACGCTACAGGTTCGCCAAGATCAACTTCCCTATAGAACCCAGCAGCTTGAAGCTTCTGCATGTCGTTCTTAGTTTTGCGCATAATATGCGCAATACGCTCAGCAGTCTGGATATGGCTCGTACCATAGGGCACGATTACGTCTTCGGCTGGGACAAAAATTGATACCTGCCGCCCAAGATTTGGATCGTAGTAAACCTTCTTAAATGCGGAACCTGCCAAGCCGAGGGAGTACAACATGCGCTCGTGTTCTGAGCGGTACTCAACCATCCGTTCGGTCAACTGATAGTTCATATCAGCACGAACACGCTCAGCAGCGGTTTCTTTTTCCTTAGTTGCCTGCCCTAAGATCTTAGTCTTTACCGGCCCTTGCGCAGGGAAAGTCTCAGCCATCGTCTCGGCTTGAAACCTAATTGCAGCTTCGGCAAGAAGCGTAGAGTACACACCGCACGCGTCGTCCCACGGTTCAGTGCGCTCCTCGTACTTAAACCCAAGCACCTCCAGACCTTTAACGTACGTATCTGCCCAATCTTTACGCGCTGTAAGATCTGCATCAACAAGCTCAACCAACTCAGAAGCCAAAGACGCAAGTTCGCCTTCGTCCAAGTACTCGGCAAGATTTGCATCAAACGGAATATCACTAAGCTCACCCGCTTCGGGCATCAACGTAATCTCCATGCTGCCGTCTGCAAGGGTGACAGATTCCGGATTTACAATTTCAATTTCAAGCGCGGATTCGTTCTCAGCAGAAGTAAGTCCTTGGGGCGCGGCGTACAGCCCTTTGTCGATCATGCTAGTAGCCATGGTAATCCCTTAATCAATAGTATCGGTTACGACTACGCGATTTAAAGTACTGCGTCTCGTCTGCTTCGTCAGTTTGCAAACGAATAAAACCGCCCTGCCGGAATCGTATCAGTGCTTGTGTCGTGCTGTCACACAAGTCATCATGAGCTGCGTTTGGAAAAGCCGCTAACTGCTCTTCAACTTCCTCAGCCCAACGCGTCTGTGGTCGCCATACTTTGCCGCTACGGAATAAATCAGCAACGCTGTTCATCCGTACAAACTTATCGTTGCCTTTGGTCGGGGTATATTCAGAAACCGCCAACCCCATCCGTCTAAGTTCAAAGATCAACGGACTGCCCGCAGCTTTGGCCTCGACTACACATGCGTCGGGCTCCCATTCTTTATATGTTCTATACGCCCGTTCTTTCAGTTCTGGAAACTCCATCCGTTCCTGAAAGGCGTTGAGCAAAATAATGTTTGCGTCGGCGTGATCTTCGTCTTTATAAAACACACCCCACGTAGTGCACGCAGAGTAATCGCTTCGTTCGTTTTTAGTAAAGGCCGTATCCCAACTTTGAATAATAAATTCACAGTCTGGCGGGTCGTCTTTTTCCCAAATCTGCCACCATTCTCGCTTAATAATCGCCCCTTCTTCAGAAGTCGGCGACTGCTGGTACTGCGCGTTCCATTTAGCCGGGGGCAGTTCATCTCTTAGTGCTTGCAGTTCTTTTAGCGACCAGAATTCAGGCCAAAGCGGGTTCCCAGACGGCAAAATTGCGGGTAGTTCAATAACTTCCCACTCATCTGTTTTATCTAATTGCGCTGCACGGTCAAGAATTCGCCCGGTCAGGTCTCTTGCCGCCCACCGAGTCATCACTATTACTACTGCCCCACCCGGCTGAAGCCGCTGCCGGGGTCCCGATTCGTACCAATCCCAGACTTTATCGAACACTTCGGGGTTTGAAGCAGCCAAAACTGCCTCTTGTTCGCTGTGCGGGTCGTCCACAATGAACAAATCCGCACCCTTACCGGTCACCGTACCCCCAACACCAATAGCAAAGTAGTCACCACCCTTAGATGTGTTCCATCTACCGGCTGCTTTTGAGTCAGTTTGCAGGGAAAGATCGGGGAAAACTTCACTGTAGACCTCAGAATCCACCAGATTTCGGACTTTTCGACCAAAACCAACAGCTAACTCGCCTGTATTGGAGGACTGAATCACTTTTTTGTTGGGGAACTTACCCAAAAACCACGCAGGAAGCAGAAAACTGGCGAACTCCGACTTGGTATGCCGGGGTGGCATGTTAATAATCAGCCGTTTTAGTTTTCCTTGAGCCACCCGCTCAAAGGCATCCGCCATGATTTTGTGGTGTTTACCCGAAACAAACGACGGCCACATCTTTTGGACAAACTTAAGGAACCGGGTTTGGCACAGTTCTCTGTCTTTAAGTTTTTCCAGTCTACTTAACTGCGCTTCTAACGCCCGCATGTCAGATTCGGACAACTTTCCACTACTTATGAGTGCCTCAATATCCTTAAAAGAAATTTCACTCATCTAGATCTTCCGACTTTTCTACAGCAATAGGCTCCATAGGGCCAAGTTGCGCATCCAAATCGTCTAGTGGCGTTACATCCACAATATCTGAATTCAGCAGTCGCTTGATGCGTTCCTTAATAGACTGCTCCAGCGCGGTACTGGTTGTATGGTGCACCGTGATTTCGCTCCGCTCGGCAAACAACCCAACGTCTGAATGTTTACCTAACAGTTCTAGCGCACGGAGTTCAATCTTAGGATCGCCGCAGTCCGCAAGAATTACTAACTTATTAGTAATGAACTGCCGCGCTTCAAGCGCGTCGGCAAAAGAAGGGAAGTTGTAACGCTTAACCAGCGTTGATACCGCTTTGGCTTCTGCACTTACAGAAAAAGTTTGCGGAAGTTTTGATTTGCCTTCGCCGGTAATTAGCGATTTGGCTTTATCGAAGTCATCGTTGGTGTACTCCAACGATCCTCCGAGCTTTTCTATTACATCAACTGTGTTTACCGCAATTGCAACTGCGTCTTTATGCGTTGCTGGCTGCGCATCTGACAAATCAAACGGCAACGGAATATCTGCAGCAGGTTCAATCGTTGGCATAACTTGGCACCGAGTATTCGGGATGCGCGGAATGTAACAGAAATATATACCCCCCTACAACTAAAAACTGTGGGACTCCAAAGGGGGGGGGTGTTTCTATAAGCAGGGGGTGGGGGTAAATCCGATAAAAAATAAATAAAGAAGGGTGTAGTACAAAAAGAAAAAGCTTAAAAATAGCTGTGGTACAGAAAGAAAAAGCTTAAAAATAGCTGTGGTACAGAAAGATAAAACTTAAAACTTTGTGATTTAGTGTGGAGATTAGTAACTAGGTAGCTGTTGGAGTCCCTTGTTAGTAAGTGCTCACTACCCTCCCCGTGGGGTGAGAATGCGTCTCATTCTCAAGTACCCCCTAGCTATCGCGTACCACATTTTAGTTCCACGCCCGCCTTGATCGCTGCGTCTGCGTGAGTAAGAGGAACCCATCAGGCCGAAAACCTGATCGGGCAAAGGCCCGCAGCGTCGCAGTATCGGCGCGGTTTGAAGTCTCGCGGGGCAAGGGTTGGATCCCCTTCGCGCCAGGGAAAACGTAACATTCAAACTGAATCGAGGGCGCTCTCTTTAACAACCTGCAGAGTCGCATTCTCGGACAAGGGGCGGGGGATTCCAAACTTAATGGAGTTCACCATGCAAATTACCCTCAAAACCGACGTTCTCGCAATCGCCAATGATGGTCGCTCAATGATTCTCTCTTACAAAGAGGACAAAAAGGGCAACCTCAAAACCGGCAGTTTTGCCCGTGCTCTCGCTTTCGCTTC